GCCGCGACATCGCCGGCTGGGAGGAGAGCTGGGAGAAATCCGATCTCGGGTTTGAGGATAGCGATTTCTGCCTCGCGGTCTCGCCCGAGGGGCCCTCGGAGAGCTTCTCGGGCGAAGGCGCCCTGCCGCGCCTGCTGGCCCGCCTGGAGGAGCTGCGCGCCTAGCTGCTGACTTTGCCGCTGAGCCGGCCTGGGCCCTGGGGAGCGATCCCTGGGGCCTTTTGCTGTCCGGAGCCGCCAGCGGGCAAGTCAGCCGCCCTGCCGCAGCGGGCCAGCGGGCCGCGCCAGGACATGCAGCAGCTTCGCGCGGATGTAGCCCGGAAATTGCCGCTCAACCGCCTGCTGGATCGAGCGCGCCTGCTGGCACATCGTCAGCGGAGTCGGCGGGATCGAGAGATCGTTGAGATAGATCAGCAGGCACTCGAGCGATTTGCACAGGAGCGCTGTCCGGACAGGCGGCGCGCAGAGGGTCTGATCGCATGCCTCATCGATGAAGCTATGAAATGATTGCACGACATCCTGAAACTTCTGCTGCCCGAACTTGGCCGCGAAGCGCTCGAGCGGCACCCGCTGGCCGGGCAGCAGCTCGAGTGTGTCGTTCAGCCGATCCCAGAAGTGATAATCGCGCTGCTGGAAGCGCGCATGCTGCCGCTGCGCTTCCTGGTAGGCCAGCGCATCAGATAGCCGCTTGCGCTCGGCCGCGCTGAGCGACGGCATCTGGGCTACGATCTCGTCCACATTCATCGGTGATCTCCTTCGGCAGGATGTCCAGCAGATCAGCCCTATACTCCGCCAGCCAATCGGCCAGCTCATCGGCCCTGATCAGTACCCTGTTGGCCCGCTTGCCCGCAAGGCGCCGAACGCTGGCCGGCAGAGGACGCCGCGCCGGGCTGCCTTTGCGCCAGCTCGTCAGCGTCATGTGGGTCACGCGCAGCAGCGGAACCAGCTCCGCCATGGTGTAATGTCGAGACATGCAAAACTCCTCTGCGGCACAATGCCCGAGCGCCGCGAGGCATTGCAAGCCCTATGCGGAGTTGTAGCCCCGCGAGCGCCCGAGCATTAAAGGCGCGCGCGCGCATGTTTTTTTAGAACAAAACTTTGTCCCTAGACGGGCAAAGTCTAATTCTAAAAAAATAGGACTGTTGTTGTGAACTATTACGGCATGGCTTCGCTACGCTCAGCCTGTGGGGAAGTCGGCTCCGCCTCCCTTCCCCACGATGATTTCTTCGATCCTGCGAGGGAGTATTCAAATATCCACAGGGCTTTGCAAGATTTGCCTTGCGGCTCTGCGGCCGACCCGGCTAGGAATTGCTTTCGAAGAAAGCAGCATCGGGGCCAACGCCCTGGTGTGCGGCAGCCATGGGAATTCGATGCGCCTGCGCTCCTGGTATTGTCTGATGACTCACCACAAGCAGGAACGCTTGGCGGCGAAGCATCTCGAGCAGCAGGGCTTCACAACATGGCTGCCCTTGCGGCCGGGCAATCCCCCGCGCGTCGATAAGGAAGGCGCTCCGATCCTCTACCCGATGTTCTCCGGATACCTGTTTTGCTCCTGGCCGGCTGCCCAGCGGTGGCATCCGATCCTGAGCACGCGCGGCGTCAAGGGCTTCCTGGGGATCAGCCGCGAGCGCCCGCAGCCGCTTCCGCTGGGCGTGATCGAGAGCCTGCAAGATCATGTCGACGCCACGACATCTGCCCTGATCCCGGGCCTCGAGATCAAGATCATCTCGGGCTCATGGGCCGGGCAGACAGGTGTTGTCCATTCTACTGACGGCGAGCTAGTCCGGCTGCTGCTCAGCATTTTTCACAAAGAGGTCGTGGTCACATTTGAGCGCCGGGACCTCCGGAGGGCTCATGATGGCTGAACGGATCAGACTGCCTGCGCCTCTCGTTGATCCGGAGGCCCGCCAGGAGCGCGAGACGCTTGATATCGACATCTTGCGGCCTGTCGCTGTGCCGCTGCCCGGCCTCGAGGATATGGCTGATCCGGAACTCATGGGCGAGATCATCAGCCCCAATCCGCGCGGCCGGCCGACTGAATATAGTTACAAGCTGGACGGCATGGTGATGCGGATGCTGATGCTCGGCTTGCCGATGAAGCGCATCGCGGAGATCATCGGTGTTTCGCCCGGCACACTAAAGGATTGGGAAGCGCGGCATCCTAGTTTCCGTTTGGCAATCCACAACGGCCGCGACGGGGCCGACGCGAACATCGTCGCGACACTGTATCATCGCGCGATGGGCTATAGCCATCATGCGGAGAAGGTCACCATCACCAAGGACGGCGATATCTTCCGCGCCGAGTATATCGAGCATTATCCGCCTGACACGCAGGCGCTCATCTTCTGGCTCACCAATCGCACAAACCACGCGAACATGCGCGGCGTCAAGCGAATGGCCTGGAAGCAGCGCCAGACCGAAGAAGTTGTGGATGAGAACGACAATCCCGTCGATCCCACGCAGCCGCCTCGGTTCATCATCAATGCGGTCACAGTGGCTAAGCCCGAGAAGGAAGATGAGAAGTGAACTTCATTGATGAAGCGGCGGCCCGGATAGTCGCCCGGCAGAGCCTCGAGGATGCAAACAAACTCATGATCGAGGCTTTGACCTCGATCGCGCAATTCGATGACTCCCACGCGGAAGAGCGCCTCGCGACCAGAGGCTCTTGGAGCGGCTTCGATGAGCCCTGCTCAGCCCAGCGGGCTCGCGAGGCGCTGGCGGCTGTCGGGGCACTGCCCGCATGACGCGCTTCCGCGATCGCAAGCATGCGGTGCCCGATCCTGTGCTGGCCGGCACCCTCGATGCGCTCCAGAAGGGCTTCGAAGGGCGCGGGCTCATCCTCCTGGTTGTGTCGCAGACACCGGACGGCAAGAGCACGCTCCAGCATGTGAGCAATCTGCCGCCCGAGCAGATGCTCCGCATCATTCAGTCTGTCGCGGGCTCGCACCAGACTGTCGCGCCCGAGGATCAGCACTGATGGCCGCCCGCGAGCCCCTGGTGCCTGCCCTGCCGCGCCAGATGTTCTACCTGCCGCGCCATCAGAGTAAGCCGGAGCATATGATCAAGCTCCTGACCCTGCTTGGCGACACGCAGCACACTTACTTGGTGCTGCTGCATGAGGCCGGCTGGCACAGGCCGACTAGGGTGAACAAGCGGGGCGGATGGCTTGGGCCGATCTTCCTCACATGGGAAGAGGCCCATGCGGAGCTGATCGCTCGCGCGGAGGCCCGCCGCGACAGCTATGCGCTCAAGGCCCGGCAGGCGGCCGATGAGCTGCAAGCCCTGCTCGGGATGGCGGAGCCCTGATGGCCCGCTATATCGCGACAGGGCTGCTGGGCGGCTGCCTGATCTTCGCCCTCCTCGTCGCCATTCATATTCGGTGGGGATAGAGATGAGCTTTCACAACACAGAGGAGTTTGAGGCAGGCCGCCAAGCGCGCGAGCTGCTGGGCCTGTCCATCCTCGACAATCCTCACCCGCCCTCCCCGAAGGCCTCCAGCCCCTACCGCCAATGGACACGCGGGTGGATGGCTGCCGATCGCGAGGCCGAGGAGGCGGAGGAGAACGACTAGCCCCCAGCAAGCAAAGGAGTCGCGCTATGCCCAATCCCGCATTCACGATCACCGGCACCCTGACGCCAGCCGCTCTCATCAGCCAGCCGGCCTTCTTCCCCCTGGGCGACTTCAACCTCACCCTATGGGGTTCATGGGCGGGCCAGATCATCCCGGAGCGCTCCTGGGATGGCACCCTCTGGCATCCCTTCACATACGCGGATGGCTCCGCGATGGCCTGGGGGGCGCCGATGAGCACGACGATGTTTGATGGCGATGCCAATGTGCGATGGCGCCTGCGGGCCCTGAGCTTGATGACGGGCAATGCTGTAAACTGGAGGTTCAGCCGATGATGCAGATGCGACGCGGCATGCCGACATCCCCGCAGCGGCATCGCCTCGCCATGGCGCCGAACGCCCTTGTGGCGATCCTCTGGCCCCTGGCGATCAGCCTCCAGGTGCAGGCCATCCTCTACCCGATCGTGCAGCCCATCGTGGCGCCGATCCTGAACGGCCTCGGCCTGCGGAGCGGCAATGGCTGACAGGACCCCCCTGCCCTGCTTGCTGGAGCGCAAAGCCGGCCGCGCGCCGCCGATGCATCCCTGGCGCGGCGGGGGCACCTGCAAATGGTGCGATCGCGATATCCTGTGGGGCAAGGCGCATCAGTCGAAAGCCGGGCTGCCGAACAAGCGCCGCTTTTGGTGCACGCCCTGCGCGCCACTCTATCTGATCGCCGCCAGCTCGGATGCCCAGCGGCGGGCCGTGCAGCGCCGGGGCGACGACAACTGCGCCTGCTGCGGCGTGGCCTGCTATGCTGTCCAGATCGATCACCGAGGCCGCGCCTACAGGGCATCGCGCCTCGCCTGGGAGGCGGATCATCGCCGGCCCCTCTGGAGCCTGCCGGCCCTCATGACCTACGCGGAGCGCGCGCAATGGTACGGGCTGGCAAATCTCCAGCTCCTCTGCGTGCCGTGCCACAAGGCCAAGAGCGCTCGCGAGGCTGGCTGGCGCAAGCTGGGAGTATATGGGATCGCCCTGATGATGGAGACGATCGATGAAGCGCGAGCGGCTTAGCGGCCAGGACCTATACCGAGCCGAGATCGCCACATCTCGACGCGCTGCTGGATTAGTGCTGGGAGTGCATGGCGGCTGGATGCAGCCTCCCGCGCCGGAGCCCGAGCCCGAGATCATGTCGCCCGATGCCCGGCGGACCCTGGAGAGCCTGGGCCGCTGTGGCCCGATCTGGCGAATACTCATGCATCCAGACATCTCGGCCGAGCTGGAGAGCCTGGGGGCCATCCGGGCCTCTTCCCTGCCGCTGGCGCCGCCCTGGCGCGGCAATGCGCTGGCCTGGGAGCTGACACCCGAGGGCTGCGAGTTTCTTGGCATCTCGCCCATGCGCGCGCAGCCATGAGGGTTCGCCGACAGGCCCGAGGCTATACGCCCCTGCCGCCCAGGCTGGCGCATCTCGATCCGCCTTCTGTTGTGGTGGAGCATCCGCCGGAGCCCCTTCGGAACCTCGCGCCGATCCGTCATCCGGTGAGCGGCTGGGTCTATCTGGGCGCCTTCCGGCCGGGCAACCGCACATCACTCGCCTACTACATTCTCGCTCGCGATACACCGGACGCCTATGTGTTTATCCGCTTCTACGAGATCGAGCAGCATTTCCGCGAGGCATGGGCGATGCTCCAGGCCGGCACCTCCGAGGAGGAAATCGTAGCCTATGAGCATCGCTCCTGAGATCGAAGTCGACTGGGATAAGGGCTGGGAGCAGCCGGGCGACAACTCCGCACAGGATCGCCCGGTTGATCTGCCGGCCATCTTCCTGCCGCTGCTGGAGCCGCGCCGCTATAAGGTGACCTATGGCGGGCGCGGCTCGGCGAAGAGCTGGGCGATCGCCCGCGCGCTCCTGATGCTGGCCAGCACGAGCAAGCTCCGCATCCTGTGCTGCCGCGAATACCAGACATCGATCGCCGAGTCGGTGCACTACATTCTGCTCGATCAGATGCGCCTGATGGGCCTCGCGCCTTGGTTCCGCTGGACCGACTCCTCCATCACATGCGTCGCGACAGGCAGCCAGTTTATCTTCAAGGGCCTGCGGCACAATGTAAACGAGATCAAATCCCTCGAGGCCGTGGATATCTGCTGGATCGAGGAGGCGCAGGCGGTCAGCCGCGCGAGCTGGATCGTCCTTGAGCCCACGATCCGCAAAGTCGGCAGCGAAATCTGGGTGAGCTACAATCCGCTCAACGATACCGATATCATCCATGAGACATTCGTCGTCAAGGGTGTGCCGGAGGAGCTGGACGGCCGCCCCTATGCGTGGGTGCAGAAAGTCAACTGGAGCGACAATCCCTACTTCCCGCCTGATCTCGATCAGCTCCGCCGCCGGCAGCTCAATGACGATCAGGATGTCTACCTGCATATCTGGGAAGGCCACACGCTCAAGCACAGCGATGCGATGATCTTTAAGAACAAGTGGGAAGTTGTGGATGGCATCGCGCCTCCGGAGGGCGCCCGCTTGTTCTATGGGATCGACTGGGGCTTCTCCCAGGACCCGCTCGCGGCTGTGCGGTGCTGGATCGAGGATGAATGCCTTTGCGTGGATTATGCGATCGGCGCCAAGCAGGTGGACTTGCCCGAAATGGCACCCTTCCTGGCGGGCAGCGATCCGCTCGCGAATGAGCATCAGCCGCCCCGCTGGCAGAACCCGAAAGGCTTCCAGGGCATCCCGGGCATCCTGAACTGGCCCGTGAAGGCTGACAATGCGCGGCCCGAGCTGATCAGCTACATGCAAGGCCAGGGCTTCAACGTCACGGCGGCTGAGAAATGGAAAGGCTCGGTCGAGGATGGCATCGCGCATCTGCGGGGCTTCCGTAAAATCCGCATCCATCCGCGCTGTGTCGGTCTGATCGAGGAGGCGCTGCAATACCGCTATAAGGTGGACAAGCAGACCGAGCAGGTGCTCCCGCTGATCGTGGATGCCTACAATCACTTCTGGGATGCTCTCCGGTATGCCCTCGATGGGTATATTCAAGCGAGAGGCGATCTCGGAGTGTGGGAAGCCCTCGCCCAATAGGAGAACATCCATGCGGAAGCCGCTTTATATCGTGACCGATCGGCCAGACTACAACATCCGCTCGGGCCATGTTGCGCGCACACCCGCGCAGCAGCTCGAGTATGAGGTCCGCGCCTACGAGGCGCAGCCCGATCCCGATCGGTTGCTCTGGAAGCCGACGGGCCGGCGCGAGATGGGCAAGGGCATCCTGGGCCATATCGCGCAGCTCGAGGAGGAGCGGCGCCTCGTGTACCAGCCCCAGGGCTCCTGGCGGCATGAATATCGCTGGCGCGACACCCGCTCGGTGCTGGCGATCTTTATGCGCGCCGTGGGGCTGCGCTGATGATCGATATCTGGGTCGGGCTCGGTGCGATGGGCGCGATCGCGTTCCAGCTCGGGCTTGCGCTGCGGCGCATCCGCGAGCTGGAGGAGCAGATGGCCTCGATCATCGAAATCCAGCGGGTGCAGTGGCTCCGCGATCAGGAGCGCGACAAGTGAGCGAAGGCCCGTTGATCCTGCTCCTGTTCGGCGCCTTCCTGGGCTGGCGCCTCGCCACACTCGAACGCCAGATGCGCGAGCTGCTCATGATAGCGCGCGCACAGCAAGCCTCGGCCAAGGAGTCCAGCCGATGATCCGCTTCATCGCCTCTTTGCAGCTCGGCTCGCCGGAGCTGCCGATCTTTTGTCAGAAGCTCCGCTGGCTCGATGGCGGCTGGCGGCAAGAGCCTGTCCTGGCGCGGATCGATTATCTTGAGCCTACCTTCGAAGGCTTCGCGGAGGGGCATGAGGGCGCCTGGATGATCGCCCAGGGCTTTTCCCCTGCGCCGATCTCCGGGGCGCTCTTGCACATCACGGCCATCGGGCCGATCCCGGACGGCACGGCGCTCTGTCTGCATCGCCATATGAAGATCGGGGGCAACGGGCGCTACGCCTCCTCGCCGAGCCGGACGCTGCTCACCGATCCGCCGCCCCTGGGCATCCCGAAGCGCGAGCGCTTTGCCGAGATATCACTGGCGCCTGACATCTATTGGCTGGTATATGAGCTAACGCCCCGCTCATTCCCGGGCGCCTAGGAGCAGCCGCGATGCTTGCCTGGATACTCAAATGTGTTGAAGCCCCGGCCCGGAGGATCATCAGCCATGCCCGCCCCCGCATCCGCTTCCGCCCGCGTAAGCTCATCC